ATGTTACAGTTCCAACTCCAAAACCAGTATCATCTATATCTGGATTCGTGCCATCATTCGCAGTTGCATAAACAATTTTAGTTCCTTTATCAGTAGTGCCCCATGTAATACTGTTACCAGAACCAGTAACATATTTAAGTTGAACTGTGTATCCACCAGTTGTGCCATTTTTAATTATATAAAAAGTTTGAACATCTAAAGGAATGGTTACTATAAAATTTTCACCAATTGACCCTGTAAATTCTATAACTCTGTGTGCAAGAACAGCACCTGTTGATCCATCTGAAACGGCTAAAGTAGTGGGAGTTGATGAAAGAGCTTGAGTAGTATAACCACCTTGAATTTGTTCGATGATATTCCAGTTTGTGTTAGTGAGAGTCCCCCACGTACCAGCCTTCTCGCCGGTAGTCATAAGTTGAACGCCTAAATTTGTATAATTTGAAGACATATTTTTTCCTCTTAAGCCGCTTGTGTCTCTTCTGTATATGATGTCGAGCCTGTTATGTCAACAGAAGTATAAGATGTGGACCCAGTAATCGTATCATCTTTGTAATGTATAGGAGAAACAATTCCTAAAGTAATTGTTGCTGAAAGTCCCGTAAGTCCCATTACATCTGCCGGAGTAATAGCTCCAACCGCTGTCGTTGCTGAAACTCCTGTAGGCTGAATCAAAGGGTTTGATGAAATACTTACACTTCCCTCCGCCGTAGTAGCAGAAAGACCAGTTAAAGTAATTGTATGATAGGATCTTGCAGTTGGTGTTCCAAGAGTTGATGTCGCTGAAACTCCTGTAAGTCCCATGACATCGGCTGGAGTAATTGATCCAACCGTAGTTGTTGCTGATTGACCGGTTAGAGTTAAAGAAAGACTAATATCAAGGGTAGGTGTGCCAAGAGTAGTTGTCGCTGACTGTCCAGTAAGCCCCATTTGTTGTTGAGGAATCATTGGATAACCCCAACCATTAAAGCTACTATTATTCCAAGCGATGTCTCCCCATCCTGGTGTAGGAGATCCTAATGTTGTGGTTGCTGAAACTCCTGTAAGAGAAACTAAAATTCCTGATTCGCCCCAGTTTTCAAATCCCCAGGTATCTCTACCCCATCCTTGTTCATTGAAAGCTGTAACACTTCCAACAGATGAAGTTGCTGATACGCCGGTTAATGTAACGGTGACTGTTTCGGATCCCCTAGAATTATCTCCCCAGGTATTTGCGCCCCATGTTTCAGCCATAAGGAAGGGCTCCTTATGCTATCTGTATGATTGCTGTCGATGCCGCTGCTGCTGGAAACTCTACTGTGAAAGTTCCGCTAGTAACGGTTTTGTCTCCACCAAAATCAATGGCGCAAACTGCAGCGTCACTGGAGTGCGAATCATTAAAAATTAAACAACCTCGTGCTGTGAATGAAGCAGAAGTCCAACTGGTATTAGAAAAATCACAAACCGCTGTATCACTGTCCAACACAGGAGTCACACTTGTTAAAGCGTTTCCTTTGGCTGTATATCCTCCTGTAGTAGCTAATTCTTCTGAAGTTGTATAAACGGTTGTAGTTTTACTTAAATCTGCGCCACTGTCGTATAATGCGAGATTAAAAGTATTACCGCTAGAAGCAGTAAAATTATGTTCAGCTTCTAAAATTTCTTGTTTAAAACTATTACAAACTGCTGATGTTATTCCCATGTTTATCTCCTAATTACGGTGACGGTGATTTAACTGGGATACGAACTGTACCATCAGTGTAATCGTCTCGTCTTCGTCTTCCAAGTTGCACTCCTGCAAACTTCTGTACTTCTTGTTTATACTTGTTTTCGTAAAGTGTCAACATATCCATAGGACCTTTTAAAAAACCATAGGTTTCGACTAGGCAGGCATAAAGCAAGCCTTGAGGAAAGTATCTGCTGAGATAAGTCCCAGAGGTATTAGTCACTAGACTCGTAGGTTGTGCATTATAATAAAGTCTAAAAGCATATGTCGCATCAGGCGTAGGGGCTAGAAGAAGCCCTCCTGAAGTTGTGTCACTCAAGCCCGTAGCTCCTCCAAACATTGCATAATATTTAGGTTGGCCCGTAACATCTTGTCCTGTAAGTCCTCCCGCAGGTCCTGTTAATTTTGCTACATATTCTCTTAAATAAGTGACATCTTTTTTTTGTAAAAAAACTGAGTTCCCTGTGGTCGCGGATGTGGAATCGAATACTTCAACAGCACGAACAAACAAAGCTCCTGCGTCAACATTAATAGTATAATTATCCAAAGCAAAATTTCCAGTAGCTGATTTTCTATCGGAATCCATAGGAAGGTCATATAAAATTCTATTTTCTACATTTTCTATAAATCTGCCTAGAATAGCACCAGTTAATACATTTGAATCTACTTCAGTATAATTTCTAATGTCAGCTTCTAATTGTGCGAGTGTATATGCCATAATTATGATCTATCGTTTACGGGTCCGCCGAAAACGAAAAAACCTCCTCCTGTTGCTATACTAGTGGCAGCGTTGGCTAAAGTAAAACTAAAACTATCACTTACGGGCAACGTCGAAGGTTGGCCGGCGTAAGGAATAGTAGTGTCAATCTTAGTGATTATATATGATCCATAAACTTTTGCTCCACTTGAATGAGCATTGGCTGTTGTTGAAACGGGAGTCTCTCCATAGGAAGGTGCAGCGGTTCCTCGAGTACATCCTGTTAAGTCATTACTTGATTTGCCGGTATATTGTATTGTTTCATTGTTAACTGCGCCGGTTGTAGAATTAATGGATTCAATTACAAAGTAACCCGAAGTAGGAAACTCGGATGCATCTGTTAAAGTAATGGTTGTTGCACTCGAAGTAATATCCCCATTCAAAGTTGTACTTAATTCAAAAGTAGATACGGCTACGCCTCCTACTGGATCTTTAACTTGATAAAATCTCACAGCATCATTGGTAGATCGTTGATGTCTGTTTTGTTTTACAATAACTGTAGTTCCTACTTCAGTAGTAAAAGGATTATTGTTTAAAACAGCAGGTGTAGGTAAAGCTACTCTTGAGGGTCTTGCTCTTTGTAAAGCTTGAGGATCCGCGCTTGTAGGCTTGGGTTCCAATTGAGGCTGTTTAGGTTCAAATTCTGAAAAATGAACCCATGCACCGTTCCATTCCCTTACCATTTCTAAATAAGGAAAAGCTAATCCGGATCTATCTGAAATAGCAAGTGCATGTTTTCCTGAAGCAAATGTAGTCATAATTAAGCGTTAGGATAATAAACCTTAGGTGCAATATAAGTACTTGTAATATCAGCGTCCTCTTTTATGGCTCTAGCCAGTTCATCCTCATAATAAAGTTTTAATTCTTGTGATCTTTGAGGTGCATTTTTCTGTGATAAATAAAATGATAATCCCGCTGTCATACATGGAGCAAATCGGTAAGGTACATTACTTGCATTCGTGTAAGCTCCAGCGTCTTGTATTCTTCTTACATAATATAAATTTAATTTATTTCCATCCTGTGCTGCACCTGGAGTTAAATATAAAGTTAAAGTTGTTCGATCAATAAATCTTTGAATAAAAAAAGAAGTTGGGGTTCCTTTTGCTGTCTTATTAGAATAACCTTGGTACTGGGATCGACTTACTTCAGTCATTGGAGAATCAATACTTGTAGAAGTAATTCTATAATTAACTTCTAAAATATTATCCATTCCAGTCGCATGTTGAGTGACTGCATCGGCACTTGAATGAGTGGCAGCCGTTGTTGCATTAGAACCACGAACACCTCCAGTAAGATTCGCCGCGCCTGTTGCTGCAGATTTTCCTGTATATCTAATGGCTTCGGACCCTATCGTAATCGTTCCTCCTCCTTCGTTAGCGCCAGGCATGTCCGTGACACTTGTTAAAGGAATATCGGTATCAGAGTCACTGATACCTGCCGATAAAGTCGTGGTTAATCCATTAGAAGCTCCATCGGACGGGGATCTGTACATGATATAAGCACTTGTGCCGTCTACTAAAGTAATACCTTGATTAACAATTTCCCAGTAATGAAGTCCTCTATTACTCCATTCAGAAAATAGAATATTTAAAGATCGTTTAGCTGTTTTTAATTGATAACCTGAAACGTTTTGTAGACCAATTCTTTCGTAAGCTTCTTCAACAACCTCTTCAATCGGAAGAGATTTGTCGAAAGTGTATGAGTGAGAAGTAGTGTTAGCCATGTAACCCTACCCGTCATAATATACTGTTACACCTGTTACAGAGGCTGCAGTTAAATTTACGTATGCACCTGCATCAAACAGTACCCCATTATCTGGAATATAAGGGTCTATAGAAGCCGCTGTGCC